TAATGGAATATGATATGTTGAAACTGTTAACACCTAAGTTCTACACACGTGCAATCAGTTGTAACAACGATGTACTTACGGCATCTCTATATAATGATAGACGCATCTTCCATGAGGTCTTTAAGACAAAGACAAAGTTCTTAGAAGATAATGCAATGGACTCTCCTATACAGAGAAAGTTACTTGAGAAGTTCGACCACAAATTTACGACACCACATAAAGATGCCTTGTATGCAGATTATGATGGTATATTTTCTACTATATTTCATGCAACAGTACCGCTTTGTATGGAACAAAACATATAAATAAAGTTATGGGAATATTAAAAACAGCAGCAGACTTAGTATACACGATTCGGTTCTTGAAACTGTTAGTCACTCCGATTGAGAACACTGACGCATTCAAGAAAGGTATTATTGATATAAACGGTAAACGCAACAAGGAATTCAATACGAATAGTACTGATGACCGTGAAGCATACCGTTCACATTATACACCTTTCCACCGACTTGTATTCAACCTCAAGAAGATAATGGCCAAAGCGCCAGGCGGTTCATCTGTTATCGCAAGGTATGGTGCTGCACTCGCACTCATTAAAGAACATGGCCAGTTAACCGACAAACGGTTACAGATGATTCACGAAGCAAGTGGTATCGATATATTAGATTGTCTTGCCGAAGATTCCCAGTGGTTTATGTTAGAAAATAAACAAATGTCGCCAGGCGTGTATCGTATGAAACACGACACGACTACCGCAACACACGTCCAAGATGTCGTTAAGAAGGACGACCAAATTAGAATTTCAGAAGACGATTCAATGCCTATCCAAGAGGTACTTGGTATCGACATCTATAGAGGAATACATTTGAATTCCAATCAATGGGTGTACTTCTCTAACGGAGAAATCAAACGATGAGAAATTTCAATAAGTTTTATGAGGAGATGACCAGTGTTGGTTCAGTGGCCGGTCTTACAGGCGAACCTCCTGTTCATCTAAAGAAGAAGAAGAAGAAGAAACCCGATGTTGTAAAACGGTTCATGGCTAATCGTAAAGAACACAAGGGTGTAACGCATAGGAAGTAAATTATGTTAAGTGGATTATTAGGTAGTGTACTTGGTTTTGGTGGTTCGGTAGTACCCGCAATCACAGACCATTTTAAAGCAAAAGCAAACAACAAGTTTGAACTAGAGAAGATGGGTAAGATGGCAGAACTGCGAGCAGCAGGGTTTGACCATGAAGTTCGTACCTATGAGATTCAAGCAGACGATAAAGAACATGACCGTCTGATTCAACACGACATATCAATCAACCAAGGTACTGGTATTATTGCGGGTCTACAGAAGTCTGTACGTCCTGTAATCACATACTGTTTCTTCGGACTGTTTTGTGCAATTGAGGTTACCCTTTTAAGAGAAGCCCTGAATAGTGGACTCCCACTCGCAGATTCTCTAGGTCTATTATGGGACGGTGACACTAAGGCAATCTTTGCCGCTATCATCTCATTTTGGTTTGGTTCTCGTGCAATAGATAAAGCACGAAAATAAACCTTGACTTATTACCCTAACTAGGGTATAATCTAATCTAATCTGAAAAATCTTGGGGGTATATATAATACTACCCCCCAGAATAACTATACTTATGGAAAGTGCAAATGCCCCTCAAAATTGACAAGAAGAAAGACTCCCTACTAGAAGAATACGCAGTTGGGATGTTAAAAGATTTTTATTTAAATGATAATGAAAAGAGTCCTCAAGAGGGGTTTGCAAGAGCATCACAAGCATGGAGTAAGTACCGAGATGAAATGGACGATGAGTTAGCTCAACGTCTATACAATTACGTCTCTAATAAATGGTTCATGTTCGCATCACCTGTACTATCGAACGCACCCAACGGAACAAAGAAAGGCAAAGGTATGCCTATCAGTTGTTTCCTTACCTATGTACCCGACACACTAGAAGGTCTGATTGGACACTCATCCGAGTTAAGATGGTTATCCGTCATGGGTGGTGGTGTAGGTGGTCATTGGTCTGATGTAAGAACTGTATCTGATATTGCGCCTGGCCCAATGCCGTTCCTTCATACTGTTGACGCAGATATGATTGCGTACCGTCAAGGTAAGACTCGCAAGGGTTCCTATGCGGCATACATGGATGTGAGTCATCCAGACATCATCGAATTCTTAAATATGCGTGTACCTACGGGTGACGTACAACGTAAAGCATTGAACCTACACAATGCTATCAATATTACTGATGAGTTCATGGAAGCGGTTACTAGTGGTAACACGTTCGACCTACGTGACCCCAAGGACGGTTCTGTCAAAGAATCTGTCAATGCACGTAAGTTATGGGAACGTATCCTAGAGACACGATTCCGTACTGGTGAACCGTACATGAACTTCATTGACACCGCAAACGCATCGTTACCACAACCACTAAAAGATAAAGGATTGAAAATACATGGCTCTAATCTATGCAACGAGATTCATTTACCCACAGATGCACAACGCACTGCCGTTTGTTGTCTGTCTTCTCTAAATCTGGAATACTACGATGACTGGAAAGATACCAGTATTGTTCGTGACATTATCCGTATGTTGGATAACGTCTTGCAGTACTTCATTGACAATGCACCCGACACAATCGAACGTGCGAAGTTTAGTGCCTCCCGTGAACGTAGTATCGGACTTGGTGCAATGGGATTCCACTCCCTATTACAGAAACATGGAGTGGCATGGGAATCTGAAGCAGCACGAGAAATCAACAAAGTCGTGTTCCGTCATATTCAAGACGAAGCTATCAAAGAAACTAAAATACTCGCAACCGAACGTGGAGAGTATCCAGACGGTGAAGGGAGTGGTAGACGTAATTCTCACCTTCTTGCAATCGCTCCAAATGCATCGAGTGGTGTTATCCTGTCAACCTCCCCGTCCATCGAACCACTGAAGGCGAATGCATACACCCACAGAACACGTGCGGGTTCATTCCTTGTAAAGAATAAGTACCTTGACCAATTACTTACTGATAAGGGTCAGAACAACGAGTCCAACTGGACATCAATTATCACTAACAAAGGTTCGGTACAACATCTACCATTCTTCACAGAAGGTGAGAAGGCAATCTTTAGGACTGCCGCAGAGTTGGACATGAACTGGGTTGTTACCCATGCGGCAGAGAGACAACCGTTTATCTGTCAGGGTCAATCAGTTAACTTGTTCTTCCCATCTGGTGCGGACAAGTCATATGTAAACAAGGTACACATAAAAGCATGGAAAGAAGGACTTAAAGGTCTGTATTACCTACGCACAGAAGCAAAACAACGTGCAGAGAATGTATCTGAAAAGGTAGAACGTGTGGCACTTGCGGGTGATATGCGTAGTATCGTTTATGGTAAACAATCTTGTCCGTTCTGCCAGATGGCAAAAGACGAGTTACGTATACGTGGGGTCGCATTTGATTACATAGACCTAAAAGAAATCGGTAAGACTGCAAAAGAAGTAACAGGACGAGATGTTAAGACCGTTCCACAAATATATATCGAAGGTGAGTATGTAGGCGGGTATGATGACTTAATGGAATATTTTAACAAACCAATAATAACAGAAACAGACGCAGACGATGAATGTCGTGCGTGTGAGGGATAACCAATGGCACTATTAGATTTTAGCAAAACATACAAACCTTTCCTCTACCCATGGGCGGTGGAACTAACAAAGAAACACGAAGAGATTCACTGGACAGAGGATGAAGCTGATTTATCCGAAGACATTCAAGACTGGAAACTTAAACTTTCTACGCAGGAAAAGGAATTCATTACGCAAGTATTAAGATTGTTCACACAGTCTGACGTACAGGTTGGTGAGAACTACCATGAGTTGATGATACCCAAGTTTAAGAACAACGAGATACGCAATATGTTATCCTCGTTCGCAAACCGTGAGGGCGTACACCAACGTGCATACGCACTATTGAATGATACCCTTGGTCTACCAGACGAAGAACATTCTGCCTTTATGGAATACAAGGAGATGGCCGATAAGATTGACTTCATGAAAGAGGGTGACATCAATACCCAAACAGGACTGGCACTAGTACTCGCACAGTCTGTATTCAACGAAGGTATGTCTCTGTTTGCATCATTTGTTATGTTACTGAACTTCCAACGTTTCGGTAAGATGAAAGGTATGGGTACTATTGTTGAGTGGTCTATACGTGACGAGACAATGCACGTACAGGGTAACGCAAAGTTGTACCGTGAGTTCTGTGAAGAACATCCACGTATCGTTAACGATGAGTTGAAGTCTAAGATTTACGAGATGGCAAAGAATGCTGTTAAGTTAGAAGAACGATTCATTCACCTTGCGTACCAGTCTGGTGAGATGGAAGGTCTATCAGAGAATGATGTTAAACAATACATTCGTCACATTGCAGACCGTAGACTGTTGCAACTGGGTATGAAACCTAAGTTCGGTGTAAAGGACAATCCACTACCGTGGTTGGACTGGGTACTGAATGGTGCGTCACACGACAACTTCTTTGAGAAGAGAGTCACCGAGTATTCGGTAAATGGTATGGAAGGTGATTGGGGTTGGGACGATGTTGGCCCTGAAACTGATGTCGCCAGTTACGTATGATTGACCTAGAACCCGAAACATACGAATTGGAATGTTGTGTGTGTGAAACGCAGACAGAGGTACTTGTGGTGAATAGTGAAGAGGAACCATCGTACTGTCCTATGTGTGGGGTAACGATATAGGAAACACATATATACCCTTATGTGGATATATGAAGATAAAGAGTTTGAACCAGAAGACGAGTTCTTGGAGGAATACCAAGGATTCGTTTACTGCTTGACTGAGTTAAGCACTGGTAAAAAGTATATTGGTAAGAAGTTCTTCTGGAAACCCAAGATACTCCCTGTTACTAAAACAAGAAAAAGACGTAAACGAACACGAGTCCAATCGGACTGGCGTAAGTACTATGGTTCATCGGAAAGGGTAAAAACCCTTGTTGAAGGGGGCCAGGACTTCAGGAGAGAAGTTCTCAGACTATGCCGCACCAAAGGTGACTGTTCGTACTATGAAGCTAAACTACAGTTCCAATATGATGTTCTATTGAGTGACGAATATTATAATGAATTTATAGGTTGTAAAATCCATGCAAAACACATTAAACAGAAAGATGAATAATGATTATAACACGTAATATAATCGGTGCTGGACGTGGGTTCATATATGATAGAACAGAGACACCAGAGATTAGTAGACAGATAAACAGAGTAAAAAATCTACTCTGGAATGCGGGTGCAAGAAAGGGCGACCTAGTCACTATCAATATTATGGTTGTTGATGTAAGTCATATCGCATCAATCTTTGCTTGTGCAGAACTGGGTATGAAGATTTTTATTCTTGACAGTCCCGCAACAAAAGAGTCTTTACCGTTTACTAAGATTGCACTACATGGCCCAAGTGACTTTCATATCTACAGTTCTCAGGAAGATACCACAAAAATCTATGATGGTCTCCATGATGAGATGATAAAACAATATGGTGGTATCGGTATTGATATCATGCAAAAGGTATCCGATGAACCATCCCAAAGAGTGTTGGTATTTCCCAGCGACCCATTCTTAGTGAGTTCTACCAGCGGAACAACCAAACCATCTAGACCAGTATTATTTTCACATCAAGAAGTGATGGAAATCTCTAAAAGGAATATAGAAATCTTCTGGTTCGGACATGATGCAAAGGTTATTCATTCAAGGAACCTACATCATGCCTCTGCAATACTAACACATCTATTCCCCGCAATCATGAACTCATATTCACACAGTTCTTTTGCTCTGGGTCATGATGGGTCACACGAAGAAGACATTGACTACATGATAGGTCTCAGAGACTTGGGTAAGAATCCACCGTCTAATATAATGTTGCCCAACAAAAAAGTCCTCTATGATTTCTTAGAGACATTTGGGGGTGCATTTAAGAGAACTGTCAATATCAATATGTGTGGATTCGTATTGGACAAAGACTTCGTTGACCTTGCGAGAGAATACAATGTTTGTTTTCAGTCACATTACGGTAGTATTGATACCGCTATCCCACTATTAATAAACCGTGTGGACAAAGACTCAATTGTCATTCCCAATTCTCTAGGAGTACTATGTGATGACTTTTACAAGACAACCCTTGAGAAGAGACGTATGAAGGTGGAACACCCCCTGTGGGACGCACCAAGGTATATGGACGATGAGTTAGAGTTGTTTGACGGAGAATACATTCTAATGAGCGAACGTAAAGTTGCATTGGATAACCTACCAGAAGGATTCGATATATCGCCCTTCGCACACGACACTAAAGTTAACTACGAACAATTAAGGGGACATTTGAATGTTATTGCTAAACGGGTGTAGTTTCGTATGGGGTGACGAACTCGAAGGTTTCGATACCAACCCAACAACACATTGGCCTCATACATTTGGACACCAACTTGCGGAGAAACTAGACATTGATTATGATAACATTGCTGCGTGTGGTAACTGCAATCAAAAAATATTTCGAGACACGATAGACTACTTGACTACAAAAGACGTACCGTCACACATGGTGATATTGTGGTCAGACCCCATTCGAAAAGAAACGTTACTTGAAGTCACTGAAGAAGACGAAAAACGTATGCTCAAGGTTCCTCGTTCTATATCTATGACACAGTGGCACGAAAATCGATTCCAAGACCTTGAACTCTCTATGTCACCACGTGTTGTTCAAGAATTTTCTAACCACCTAATATTCAATAATGTCAAGACCTTTAAACGTGATAGAAGAACGGTTGACGTATACCTATCTACTTTTTGTACAGGGATGACCCACCAATTATCACTGATGTTGGCGATGCAGACTTTATGTGACAGTATGAATATTAAGTTGGTGCAGGGTATATTCCATAGGAATGCTCGAATTGAACTGGCCAAATACCTAACAAGGATTGAGAGACAGAAGGAAACTAGTCAACAGGTAAAGGATTGGAGACTCTGGGTCTTTAGTGTACTAGAAAAACTTCGACCTGAGTGTCAGGTTGGATTGAGTGAGGGTGATGATAAAACCCTAAGAGACTTTCAGGAACCGAGACCACTTAAAAAACAAGGTCATCCAGACGAACAAGCGCACAAAGAATTCGCTGAGTATATTGTAGAGTTATTCCCATGATTATAGACCGCAACATAATCAATAAAGACCTGTTTATTAATGACATGAATCAGGAAGAGTTCTTTATATTGATAAACAGATTTAAACATATGTTATTACAGAGTGGGGTGCGGAAAGGAGAGGTCACCACAATTGTTATCCCCAAAGCAGGGCCACTTCAATTTGCAGCTATGTTTGCGTGTTTGGAATTGGGGTTACCTCTATGGCAGAATTCTGAAGCACTTTGGGACATGGACGATAAGACGATTGAGTTTATCGACAACATGAGTCCCGAAGACAAATCAAAACTACCCGTCAATAGAATCGCATTCTTTACTGAAAGGAGTATAGAGTTTCACAAAAAATTCTTCAATAACTGGGACTTGTACTGGAATAAACTAATAATATCGTGTCGCAATTATTTGCGTGTTCAAGACCTACCCAACGAGTACGATGATATACACCCTTGGTCAGTAGATGAAACGGACACAGCTTTTATTCAAAGTCAAAACTTCTGGAAACAGGAAGTTAACCCCTTCACTTACATATCTCACAAAGAGTCTATCGAACACTCACTACCATTTGTTGAAACTCACCGAAACAAACGTGTAGGTATTACAATGTCCTACCACCACTACAATGCGTGGGAGAGGAACATACTACCAGCCTTTATGTCATCCAAAGTCATCCTACCTTTGAAAATCATCTCACCCGACTTATACGGTCATCGTACAGCAACTCAGTTCTTCACGAAGAGAGATATGTCTAAGTTATTGGATGTTGATATTATGTACTCTGCCGAATCTGATGCTATGGAGCTGGTCTTCAAGACAATGTCTAAGTTAGAAAAGGACTTCTCTACTCCACTGACAGTGATTCTCCATGACAATCAAGACGCTATCTCTACTAAATTAAATGTAAATTATTTGAAATAATGCTTGACAAAGGGTGCTGTTGTTGTTATAATAAGTACTTAGTTAATCGAGTTGAGAGAGAAATATGATTGAAGTTGGTGATGTTGTTTATTGTAACTGGGGTGCGATGCATCCTACCGAAGAACTTGTTGTTACCGAGATAGAAGGTGACCGTATGTGGTGCGAAGGTGGTTTTACCATGTTGCTTCAAGACCTACGTACTATGGGCGAGAGCCATAGAAGTCCTATCGGTGTCTATTTATTATAAAATAATGCTTGACAAACGTTGCTGTTGTTGTTATAATAAGTATATAAAATGAGAAAAGGGAAAGAAAATGTTTAAAGAACTTCAAGAATTTGGTGACTATGTCAATAGTTTTTACGGTCAAGGTGGTATCTATGCCAAGTCTGACTATGCAACCGTCCAACAAATCGAGACTGCAATTATGACTTATATGTCAAGGTTGACTGATTTAGTCACTTGGGGTGGCGGTGACAGTCTTGATAGAGAAAGAGTTTCTGTCATTCTGACTGATGAATTAAATGTTAATCTTTACTAAAAAAGTGTTGCCAAACGCTGCCCTTGTTGTTATAATAAGTACTTAGTTAATCGAGTTGAAGAGAGAGAATATATCATGGCCTACGTATCACAAGAAGAGAAAAAAGTCCTTGCAGTCGAAATCAAGAAAGTCTGTAAGAAATACGGATACAAAGTATCCTTAGCAATCCGTCATCATAGCACTCTTGTTGCTAAAGTGAAGGGTGCAGAAGACCTGATGAAAGGTTACTGTGACGTTCAGATGACTCCAAATAAAGTACTAAAGAGAGAGTTGAACGGTTACAACAACTTCTCTGTTGAAAGAATCCTTGAAGAGTCTGCAAAGTGGGGACATGATGTTAACACTTACTGGCATTGTGAGAACTACTGTGAGAAAGGTGTTGCGTTCTTGACCGAGTTAAAGTCTGCAATGGAAGGAAAAGACTACTTCAACGATGACGATTCAATGACCGACTACTTCCACAGAAGTCACTACACAGATATCAAACTTTACGCATGATATAGATAAAGGATAGGATACAGAATGAGTTTTAGTTACGAACAAATTAGGGAAAGGGAGAAGGGAATCGAAGCTTTAGTCGAGTCCTGTCAACAAGAACTTAATGAGTTTCCGAAGGTTGGAAACGAAGAACAGGTTGCGAGTGTGACATATTTACTTGGTGAATATGAGACAATGTTATCGGAATTTCGTCAACATTATGGTCTGTGAAGAATTTATAACGTATATATAATATTATAAGAGAGTAAAAAATAATGGAAAAAGAAGTATTTGAAATCTTCGAAGATTTCACTAAATTAAAAACTAAGAAAGACAAAGTTCTTTTCTTACAGGAACAGGGTAATCTAGTACCCGCAGTAAAAGATGTCATTCGTGGTTGTTTTGATGAACGTCTATCGTTCGTCTTACCCGAAGGTAAACCACCGTACACCCCAAATAGACCCGAAAGCGTACCGTCATCTTTAAAGATGTTGCATCGACAGTTCGGTAATTTTGTACAGGGTTCTAGAGCGGGACAACTATCTAAGATGCAAATCGAAAACCAATTTATTCAGATGTTAGAAAGTATCCATGCAGAGGATGCCCTAATAGTACTGGACATGGTGGCAAAGAAGTCACCAGTAAAAGGATTGACTAAGAAATTAGTGTTGGAGGCCTTCCCCAAACTTCTATCTTAATTTTGTAATGTTCTTCTAACCCCAACTAGTAATAGAACAAGGAGCACATATGCCAAGAAACCAAATAGAGAGATTGAAAAACGATAGTCGAGAACTTGACCAATACATTCACCGTCTCAAGAAAAAAGGACGAGACAACCTTGCTCACAAGTTATCGAAAAAGAAAACGTTCCTCAATCAAACTATTGCCGAGTACGAACAAACTCAACTTTCTCTAGCATAAAAAGGTAGGTGATATAAATCTCGTAGGGGGCAGCAATGCTCCCTTCGTCATTCTGGAATTCAATAAATATGTTATTAACAATGTTAAAATCGAAAATACACGGGGCAACGGTTACCCAGTGTGACTTACATTATGAAGGGTCGATTAAGATTGACCGTAATTGGATGCGTGAGGTCGGAATCCTTCCTAATGAACAGGTAGATGTAGTTAACCTAAATACGGGTGGACGTTGGACAACCTATGCGATTGAAGGTAATGTTGCGGAGATAGGTGTCAATGGTGCTGGTGCAAGACTTGCTATGGAAGGTGATGAAGTCATTATCATGGCATACTGTCAGGTATCTCCACTGAAAGCGAAATGGACGAAACCCAAAATATTAATACAGGATTTGTGATATGCCTTTATATACAATAGTAAACAAAAAGACCGAAGACACACAGACAGTGATGTGTTCTTACGTTTCGTTACAAGAAAAATTGGTAGAACTTGGTGAAGACTGGCGACAAGAGATTGGCGCTCCAGCTCTTATCACTCAATCAGGTTCAGTACTCAGTAAGACATCTGGTGATTTTCAGAATCTTATGAGTAAGATTTCTAAAGGCGCTGGCGGTGCAAAGGAAGGAGTGAATATTAAATCATGAGTATGAAACGTCTAAAGATAGACCACTTGTTAACATATCAACCTATCACTGAAAATCAAAGACTCGCATACGAGGCATTCAAAGAGGGCGACCATCTCGTTCTTTGTGGTTCTGCGGGTACTGGTAAATCATTTGTTGGGATGTATCTTGCACTACAGGACGTACTCGACAAGTCTTACGAACAGGATAAACTTGTTATAGTAAGAAGTGTTGTTCCTACCAGAGAGATGGGTTACCTGCCTGGCTCAGTAGAAGAAAAGTTCGCACCCTATACCGCACCCTATAAATCTATCGCTACCGAACTCTTTAATGAGAAGATGGCATACGATATTCTGGAAACACAAGGCGTCATCGAGTTCGTATCAACATCGTTTATACGTGGTACTACTCTGGACAACTGTATCGTGATGGTAGATGAGATGCAGAATCTCACCTTTCACGAACTAGATTCAATCATCACAAGGGTTGGTAAGAACAGTCGTATCATCTTCTGTGGTGATTACTATCAGTCTGACCTAAGTAAAGAGTCTGACAAGAACGGAATACTTCACTTCATGAATATCATGGAAGTGATGAATAATTTTACAACCGTGGAATTTGGATGGGCGGACATCGTTCGTTCGGACTTCGTAAGAGACTATATAATGACAAAGGATATGGTTGAAAGAAACCTAATCAAATAGAACTGTAACGATAGATAATAACATCTGTCAAATTTAGGAGAAGTACCATGTGGGCATTCATATTAATCGCTTTACTTATTGGCTCAGCTAGCAACAAACAACTAACAGAAAAATGCGAAAAGGAAGTTAAAACCAATATCGCAGATAGTATGTACGAGTGTACAAATTACTATCGTACTAGGTTGAAGTAAGATGAAATTAAGTAAAAACTTCACACTCAAAGAGTTCACAAAGTCTATGACTGCGACTCGATTGGGTATCGACAACACACCCGAAGGTGAACATCTAGTAGCGGCACAACACTTGTTCACTCAAGTCGTTCAACACGTTAGAGACCACTTCGGTATCACCCGTATCAATTCGGGTTACCGTTCTCCTGCACTGAACGAAGCTGTAGGTGGGTCTTCACGGTCACAACATTGTAAGGGTCAAGCAGTTGACTTGGAATGTGATAAGGCGGATAACCTTGTTGTTGCACAATGGATTAGGGACAACCTAGAGTTTGACCAAATCATCTCTGAGTTCTACACTGACGGTGACCCATCATCTGGTTGGGTTCATGTGACATATGTGAGTCCTGAAGAGAACCGTAAGAAGTGTTTGACTGCACAACGTGTGGACGGTAAGACACAGTATTCGGTTGGTCTGCCTGAGTGAATCTAATATATCAGTACATGATTACCAACGAGGAGACCGAAAAACGTCCTCCTGTCCCTCAATACAAAGAGGGTAGTCGTTCAGAACTTTATCGTGTAACTGGTGACCTGTCGGCAGAATCCTTTCGAATCTATGCTGATAAGATTGGTTGTAAACATCACTACTCAACTAACCAAGTATACACCAAAGGTAAGACAGGGTCAACTGTTTTGTTGTTCGAATGTCTACGTATGATATATGACCCAATGTACGATGAGTACGATAAGGTTGCATTCATTGATTCGGATATCATCTGTAACACAGAAGAGAACATCTTCGATGAGACCAATGGTTACGATGTGACAGGTGTCTTTGAGTCTGAGATTAAGACTGCAAAGGGTGGTGGATACAATACTTGGGACTATAGTGACAAGACTAAGAACGAACTAATAACCAAGTATAAGCGTAATGGTATACCAATTGTACCCACTGAACCTCCGTATGAACCGTCTTGCGTCACTACCTTCAATACTGGAGTGTTGGTATGGACTAAGGAAGCACGTCTGAAAGCACGTGCCGAGTTCGACCCATGGTATGATTATATGGTTGATGGAGACAAACACGGAGACCACTTCTGGTTGAACAACGACCAACCGTTCATCTCTGGACAGTTGACCAAGCACGGATTTAAGATACAGAGTATTGACCAGAAATGGAACGATACCCCTACTCACTGGCCTGATGACCGTGGGTATGACATGAACTTCCTCCACTATACTGGGGGTGGTAATAAGGTTGTTATGTTGGATGATTGGAAGAAAGGTAAATTTAAATATCTTTGACGCTTGCCAAAACCCTCTCTTGGTGTTATAATAAGTACCTAAGTGAGAGAAACATATGAATAAGGAAGAAGAATTGAACAAAGAATATCACAAGGTAATACTGACCGATGCAGACGGTGTACTCCTGAACTGGGGTTACGCATTTGATGTCTGGATGATGGAAAGAGGTTATATCGCTAAAGAACCCCTCGAATACAACATTGCAAAAATATATGACATTGCTCCAGAACTCTCAAAGAGATTTGTAAGAGAGTTCAACGAGAGTGCTCACATGGGATTCGTTCCCCCTCTAAGGGACGCAATACAGTATGTCAGAAAGTTACACGAAGAACACGGTTATGTGTTCCACTTGATTACTTCTATGAGTAAAGACGAGAACGCACAGAAGCTAAGAACAATGAACATTAAGAAGTTGTTCGGTGAGACTGCGTTTGTTAAGTTCATCTATCTGGACACAGGTGAAGACAAGGACGAGGTGTTGAGTCAATACGAAGGTACTGATTACATCTGGGTTGAAGACAAGGTAGAGAATGCAATTGCTGGTAAGAAGTTCGGTCTAGAGAGTCTGGTCATGGAACATGGTTACAACATGAACGATGAAGAGTTCCCTCTAATGAAGAACTGGAAAGACGTGTACGAATACCTCGAAGGATAAAAGACTGATATATACCTACATGAAAAGATATGTAGGTTACTCAGAATTTTATCACGATGCTGGTCTCGCCATCATCCAAGATGACGGCACTGTTGAATTCGCATCTCAGTCGGAACGTTATAGCGGCATTAAGAATGACCCCGCTATTCCCGATGAGATGTGGCATTTTGTCACCAAGGAAGACCACGTTACTTTCTACGAAGATTACGAACTACGTAGAACTAAGATGGGTGGTCTCCGAACATTTGGTACGGGTCAAACAACGGGATTCAAAGGCCCAAAGAAAAACTTCAATAATAAACAAATGGATGCAGCAGAGGCAAAAACGCCAGTTTATGGTCAGTTGGCATTCGATGACTTTAATCTTCACCACGAAAGTCATTGCGCTCTAGCGTTCTTTACCCGTCCTTGGGAATCCAAAGAAGATACTGTAATGGTATCCGTTGATGGTTCGGGTGAACTCGAATCACTCTCTATCAAAGACCACAATTTCAATACACTACACACCATACAATGGCCCCAATCCTTGGGTACAATCTATGGTGGTGTCACCGCTGCACTCGGATATAAACCACTAAGAGACGAATACATTGTCATGGGACTCGCATCCTATGGTGAGGTTAATGACGAATTATATAATATACTACACAACTGTTACTACTGGTTTGAAAGTGACCATGGTAAAAATGTACGAATGAATGTAGAGTTCTCAGGATATTGTCTTGCAGAAAGTGAACTGTCCGCAAAGTACGCTGAGTATGAAGACAGGTACGCAACGTTTATAGAAGATAGTGGTATTATTCCTGAAGACGCATCAGCTACAGTGCAGAAGTTCTTTGAAGTTGAAGTGATGAAGGTAATGACTACTGCACGGCAGTATGGTAGTAAGTTAGTGTACGGTGGTGGATGTGCTCAGAACGTTACTGCAAACACTTTAATCCGTGAACTATTTGATGAGATGCATATTGCAATCGCACCAAGTGATTCGGGTAACGCATTAGGATGTGCTGCATACTCATGGCATAAGGCAACAGGGGGAACACACCTAAAGTGGTCTCCTTACCTTGGACACAACATAGACCGTGACATAGACCCCAAAGAGGTCGCACAATACCTTGTAGATAACAAAGTGTGTGGTGTTGCGAATGGTCGTGCGGAATATGGCCCACGTGCGTTAGGTAATCGTTCATTACTCGCAGACGTTCGTTATGATGTCAAGGACACTGTCAACACTATTAAACGTAGACAGAAGTTCCGACCCTTTGCTCCTGCAATTCTATCCGAACACGCAGACGAGTACTTCTCTGGCCCAATGAATGAGTATATGCAATTCACCGCAGTTGCTAAACATGAATACTCTTCTGTCACACACACGGATGGAACCGCAAGAGTTCAGTTAGTAACACCCGATTGTAAATCAGTCCTACGTCAGATACTAGAAGAGTATTACAAATTAACGGGTGTTCCGATGTTACTAAATACATCTTTAAACATCCGTAATAAACCCATGGTCAATACCATAGAAGATGCTATTGAGTGGGAAAACAAATACAACGTAAAGGTATTCTAATGGAAGATAAAAAAATAAAAGAGTTTCACCCCGCAGACTCAAACGGAGACGGTCTCGTCTCGGCCGAAGAACAAGCAATGTTCCTAGAGTTCAAGAGAAAAGAACTCGATGACCAAGACGCAATGCGAGACGCACAACGTAAGATGACATGGTTCTCTTTGTTTGGTATGTTACTATATCCCTTTGCTGTAGTTCTCGCTAGTCTAATGGGATTGACTGAAGCACAATCGACACTGGGTAGTATGGCACCAACGTATTTCGTAGCGACTGCTGGTATTGTTGCTGCATTCTTTGCTGGACAAGCGTACACCAAAAAGTAATGGAAAAAGTCAGATGGCGTGGGACATGGGGTGTCGGTGATTTTATGCACTCACTCAATGTCTGTCACAACTATTGTTTCTATAATAACACCAAGGTTAACTTGGAGATGCATTGGCAACATGATGAAGATTACAGACATCATCCCGATGACCCCGAAACTATTATAGAGAGAATGAGTTGGATACATGACCAGTACTATCGACAAGATGATGTTGTCGTTACACACGTATTTAACTCTGACCTATTTCAGTCTGGGAACACAAACCCTGACAAACAGAAAGACCGATTCTATTTCGACTCTAATGCATACGACCCATCTAGTGCGCCACCTAATGACTGGGTATTCAAACCTGAAGTATATCTACCTAAGAAAAAGAAGATAGTCATCTGGACACCACATTATAACTCAGAACCTCCAAGAAAATGGAAAAGGTTCTTGACAAAAGATGATTGGGCTGGTATAATAAAGCTATTGCGCTGGAAGGGATGGATACTAGTAGAATTAACTTATAGAACTCCTGTAAGAGATGCGTTCAAACAAATACAAGAAGCTGACTTCATCTTCTGTTATGATGGTATGTGGCATTACATTGCAAGAAACTTTAGTAAAGCTATGTTCATTCCATCTTGGGAAGGTATTACTAAGTATAATACTCCAATGGCAATGACTAGACCCAATAAGGAAGGTGTGTTAGATTTCATACAAGATGGTGGTGAGGGCTTCGAACCCAACCTAACTAGAATGAAAGACAAATCAAATGACTATATAAGAATGATGCAGGAAAGATACTATGACAAATAAACCAGAACTAAAACCATTATTCATTGACAGAGCAGTCATTGAGATTGTTGGTGGGTGTAACTATAGTTGTACCATGTGTCCACAAGACTTACGAGTAGGCGGAAGAAGTAAGAACTTCAGACGCATGATGAAGATTGATGAGTTCGAAGGTTATGTTGCTGATTGTGCCAAACATGGTGTGAGAGTTATCAATCTAGATGGTTCGGGTGAAGCAACGTTACAGAAGAAACTACCAGAATATATTAAGATTGTAAAGAAGTATGGCGCTAAGTGTTTTATCTTCTCTAATGGTTTTAAGATGCAAGGCAAGTACATGAAAGATTGTGTGGATGCTGGACTAGACTTCTATAGGTTCTCCTTTGTTGGTTCTAATGAAGAAGACTACACTAAGTGGATGTACAATGCCATTGGTGGAGCATACGCTGGCATACGAAAAAACATCGAAGAGATGGTAACATATGTTAATGAAAGTAATTCCGAATGTGTTATTTCGACCTACCATCTCATTACAGACAACGATAACATCGACAAGGAACTTGCAGAGTACAAACAGATAGTTGAAGAACTTGGTGTTAAGACTGAGATATGGAAGATGCATAATTGGTCTGGTGTACAGGATATCTCGGAAACAGGTATTCGTCACGGTGAGGTTAAAACCTGTGGTCGTCCATTCTCTCCTGATGTTGTCATTAGAGCGGGTGGTCTTGACGGTAAGACGGGTGCAGTGCATCCTTGTTGTCAAGTATTGGGACGTGACGATGAAGCGGTACTAGGTCATTGTTCAGAGAATACTATCGAAGAAATATGGAATGGCCCAGAGTACACTGAACTACGTGAACAACACACTACTGGTAACTATCCAGATTTCTGTAAGGGATGTGATTTCTTAATCGATGACCCCGAAGTATTAGTCTACACTAATCATGAACGTGACTTAATGAAAATGCACGGAACAGAGTTCGACTTAAATGATTACCGATAATTTATGGATGATACATATACCTGACAATGAGGTATCACAACATTATGCAAAACAGTCGATTCCTACATGGGATTGTCACGTCAACCTCTTTGATGCATACACTCCAAAGGCAATGCCTGACTACTTGAACTTTGGTAAGTTCTGGGGGGTGCGAGACTTCAGTGAATCTGAGAAGGCAGGGTTCTACAGTCACCTAGAGTTATGGCAGTTGTGTTTCATGGAAGACAGACCCATTTCTATCATAGAACATGATGTGGTGCGATGTAAAAAGGATATGCCTATCATAGGTAACTTCTTTGCATTCGCAGACTTCGAGGATGAGAAAGGTTGGAGAAACTATTCTACTAGATTCAAGGGTCATCCATACTGGGGAACAGATGAACCACTGTGTCCTGTCACACACGCATACTACCTCACTCCCGATGTTGCGGAGGCATTATTCTACGCAGTCACCCTAGACCCCATCACTAAGTTCGTGGACGATTATATGTGGGAGTTCATGGGTCAAGACAAAGACAAGATAGTACAGTATTCTAATCCTATATACTATGAACACATTGGAGGCACGATGGCCCATGAATAGAATGATATATCAGGTTTCTGTTGGGAAACCATCTAAACTATATGAACACTGTATTGACAGTGTACGTAAGTACTGTGAGAAACATGACATTGCACATATCGTACTACACACACCAAAACTAAGAATCAAACCAGACATCTTTGCCAGTGGACGAAGTGAAGAGTCGTACATGAAGTATGGTGGGTATCTACCTATCTACGAGAAAGAGAATGCGTTTGATTACGTAGACACTTTTGACCAGATTGCAATCATTGATGCTGACATCTATATTCGTGAGGACGCACCAAACATCTTTGATGAGATGGATGATGACCACGCATTTGGTGCTGTTGCAGAACGTGAGATGGATATACTTCCACACTATAGTGGCAAGATTCAAAACTACTCCGCAATGCAGTATAGACAATTGCACGGCCGTGGACTCGACTTTAAACCCAACGAACACGGATACGAGTTCTTTAACATGGGGATGATTGTGTTGAACTGTGCGTTATTTAAACCGTACCTCAAGGGACAGTCACCTCATGACTTTCTAATGCGTATGGAATTCAAAGACTTTATAGATGGCGTTGGTGCATACAAATGGAGTACCGACCAGACATTATTAAACTACTTCCTCAAGAAGTACAATATTCCTACTAAACATATTGACCCTAAATATAATGGACTGTACACAGCAGTTAACAATATAAAAGAGTGTCACTTTGTTCATTTCTTCCTTAAAGATAAACTTCCTAGTGGTGGAGAAAATATCGAGGAGTTGATGAATCAAATTGTATAAATACTAGGGACAATACCGTCAAAACTTATATTAATAGAGTGAATGGAGAAAACGTATGTTAACACCTCAAGAGTTTGTGAAGAAGATTCGCAACGAAAATCAACCCCTGTTCGAAGCGTCTAAGATGAATACTAAGGCATACTTCGAAGGCGACCTTCCTGAAGAGGAAATGGTCAATCATTTCATTGGTCGTATGGTCAATGAACGCATGAATATGTCTGAAATCTCAATGCAGATTGCAAATGCAGCTGATGATGCAGACCCTAAAGAACTAGAACTTCTTTCTAAACAAGCAGCAGACGAAGCAAAACATTTCCGTATGGTCAAGGAAGTAATTGAACATATCAAAGGTGAAGAGATTAATGTCAGTCAAGCACTTGAATCAGAAAGAAAGGCAAACACCGCAAAAGGTGCTGCACTTCTAGAGAAGTATGATGCACAAGAAGATGAGGCAGTCCTTGCCGCATACCAACTTGTTGCAGAAGGACGTGCGGAAGCAGTCTGGAATCAGATGGCAGACACTATCGAAGATGACTTCATCTCTTCTCGTTATCGTGAGATTGCGAAAGACGAAGGTTTCCACAGTGCAATTGGTGGATACTCGTTACGTAAACTTGCGACAGACGAAGAGACTCAAGGTCGTGTTCAACGTGTTGTGGAAGCAATGCGTAAAGACCTCTTTGAAATCTCGTGTAGAAATACAGTAGAAGCAACAGGTTCAAGACAACTTGTAAACGCTGCTTACGGCTGGTAGATGAAAATCGGACTCACTCAAAGAGTCCTCACGCACAATAAACAAGTTCATGATTCTTTAGACCACAACTGGTATAGGTTGGTAAAGGGTCATGAACTCGTTCCAATTCCAAATCGTGACGACTTAGATTATGAATCTCTTTCAAAATCTCTAGACCTCCTCATTATCACAGGTGGAGGAAACGAGCGTATCCGTATCACCACCGAAGTATCCCTTGCAACAGAAATGTCTAAGTTGGGTAAACCTATACTTGGTATATGTCATGGTGCATTTTTACTTACGGAAATACTTGGTGGTAAAACGAGAACAGGTAAAGAGAATCATTATAATGTCGAACACTTGGTATATAGTAAATATCAAGCCCGCCTGGTAAACAGTTTTCACACTGTTGCTATTGACAAAGTACCACCAAATAGTGTATCATTATGTATAGACGATGATGGTGATTGCGAGTCTTGGATAAAGGATAATATTTGTGCAATCGTGTGGCATCCTGAGAGGATGACCCTACCCTATATACCTACAGAGATAAAGGAAGTTATAAGATTATGATTAATATAAAAAACGGAGATACCTATCAGGTTCGTGACCTTTGGGGTTTTGACGTTACGTTTTTTAAAGGTGATGATGCGACTAAGTACTTAGGTACTGAGTTTGAAGGAACAAGTTATCTAATGGGTAAGGACTGTTCTGTTGATGTGAGAAATGGATACAGTGTCTATGCGTCTGATATGGCAGGAGCCGTAGTAAAAGACTTTATCGTAACGGGTGACTCATTTGTTCATATAAAATTTTATGGTCTATCCATGAATGATGAACGATTGTTTCTACCTCAAGGCAATCCGAAAGGCAATCTATCCTACATGGATGGTGGTACAAACACCACCGCAGTAAATCCTGGCAGACTGGGACTTCCTGTTATCAACTATGTCCACTTCCCCGCAGGGATGTCACAGACCCTACATACCCATCCAAGTCAACGTATAGGTCTTATCCTCTCTGGTAGTGGTGAGATTGAACTTGATAATGGTGTAATGTTTCCTATCAAAGAAGGGGACTGTTGGGTGATGGATAGAAATGTATTACACAACTTCATGTGTAATAAAGGCGAAGATGTAACATTATTTGTGTTCAGTCCTGACTCTGGTACAGGGCCGACAGATGAAATTAACCCATTG